AGCAGTAGGAGAAGTTCCATGCGCATCAAATAGCTCCTTAACCTTCATGATGTTATCAACTTGATGCTGCCAAGTCTTTGTAGGTTTCATATTAATTTCGCCGCCGACTGGCGGATTAATTCCTTTCGGGTCTGAACCAAGACCACGATAAGGTTCTCTTTCATTAATAATATCTGTTTCGCAATATTCCCAAGAACCAAGTTCTTCAGGAATTTGCATCTTGCGATCTATATCGCCCCACTCGATTTCGAAACCATAGGTAAATGTATTTGGGTGATAATACTTCATTGTAAATCCTCAATATTGAATGTTTCTTTAAGCCACTTATCATCAGCCACTTCAAAATGACTGAGCTTAAAGTTATTTACATTATAAATTTCGAACATTCTAGTTTTTTCTGAACTAGGGATACCGCTGCGCTTTAAAATGTCTTTTGTAGATGCAAAGATCGTTACACGATCATCAGAATAATAGTATAGCGGTCTTTCATGATTTCGGAAAGCTGTTAATCTTTTATCGGCAAACAGCGCACAGACCGCCATACTAGCTGGGTGAAACACAGCTAGTGGATTTTCGTCTTTTTCCATTGCTCGCAGAACAAGCTCGGAGTCGTTTGCTGTTTCTGTTTCATAGCCAAATAGCTGACGCCATGTGCTAGGAGGTTCTTGGGATATGACTCCGTTATGCACAACGCCCAACTCATCAGTTGCAAAAGGCTGATTGTAACGTAGGTCAGAAGTGCTATAGCGAATGTGACCAATACAATAGAGATTACCATCTTCGTTTCTCCAAGTTTCTAAGTTTTGTTTTTGTATAAACTTATCAGCCGGAATTGGTTCTTTAATTGTGTGAACTTTACCATTCTTTACATAAGAAACACCAGTAGCATGCTTGCCACGAATCATTGACTGTTGAAAAAGACTACGGATAATTCCGTAGTCTCTCTCGTTAAAATCAGCAATTGTTATGCCAAGGACTCCACACATTAAAAGAATGCATCCAAGCTCGCTGCTGCTTCCTTTGCGTATGGATCTGTAATGTTGTGCTTCTTCATATAATCAAACCACTCTTGATCATCCCACATTCCGGGAGAAACACCATTCCATAATGGTCTTTGTAACTTGTGATCCTTATTAAGGCGGCGCTCCTCAACAAACTGTTTACGAAGCATCTCGTAATCCCAAGATTTCAATTCAACCATCTTTTCACGGAAATAACAAACAAGTGTCAACCGATCATTATCGTCACCAATAAGAGCGTCATTACCATGAATACCACCATGGTTGTTAACGAGCAACATATCTCCAGGTAGAAGATTGATACCTATACGATATTCAGGGAGAATAAACTCAGCACCTTTCCAACCCTTACCTTCAGGACCAGTGATGCCACAGATGTTAGAAAACCCTTCATGCAAATCACCAGCGTCTCGGTGACAAGCTGTACGCCAGTTATGATTAACTGTCAGTGTTGTGAAAACTGTCTCATCAACAAGGAATCTCGTGTCAAGCTTGTCAGCTTCGCGGCGCTGATTGCCCCAGCGAATAGGTAAAAGTTCTCTAAACTGGTCATTTAACTTACGAAGATAAGGGAAAGCAAGCTTAAACTTTTCTGGATTTTTTTCATTATAAGAACAAACACGACCATGAGGGATGCGGGGATATCTGTCAAAATATCCAGCAATGCCAGACATTACAGATTGAGCATAATTAGTATCAGAAATATAATTATTGATTACGTAATTAGCTTCTTTGATTTGTTCTTCACGAGAAAGATTATGAGTGCCAGTAAGCCACTTTTCAAACCAACCGTGGTACTCAGGATACTTTTTTGTAACTGCAGAACGTAACCAAACCTGACCACGAGTTTCTTCTTTTGAGCCCTTCTTATGGCTTTCACGAATTGATTCGATAGTTGTGCCATCATCAAATGTATTAGTAGGTCTTGCCAAGAAAGAAAGAATCTCAAGGTGTTCAGCAGTCACCCAATCGCGGTTGCCACGACCTTCCTGACCTAACTGATCGCCACGTGGACCAGCCGCCATGCCACGATTTTGCGACTCAGTTGCAGCATCTCTAAGACCAGCATACGCCATGTCCATTTCTTCTTTGGTAAATACGTTCTTCCTGAACTTAAAAATGATATTCTCTTCAGAAAGTTTACCATCAATAGATTCAGCATAAAGATCACAATCTTCAGTTATGATCCTATCCGTATAATCTTTACAAGTAATAAAAGAACCAAGAGTTTCTTCTGAACTAATCTTCTTTCTTACAAGAACCTCAACCATTTACTTCTCCATGTTTGTATATGTACGATACTTCGTATATATACGAATCATAATTCAAAATTGAATTAATGTCAAGCATTAGCTATACTTTTTAAGAATACCTTCTATGTCAGCAGGTTGCCAACCTTCGGGCTTCTTAATTTTTCCATCTTCGCGACGGATGACCTTACCATCAACGAGCTTGTTCATGTTCGCTGAATGAATCGCATTGAATACTTCATCAAGAGGAATGCCGTAAGAAACAGCAGTACCGCAAGCGATGTAGATAATATCGGCAAGCTCAACAGCAAGATTAGTAATATCGCTATTATCTTCTGCCTTGTTATACTCGTTGAACTCTTCCTTCATTAATCTCATGCGAAGTTCGCGTTCTTCATAAGAAGGAAGCTCTGGCTTCTCGCCAACACGCTGCCCAAACGCTGCATGGAAATCACGAACTTTTTCAAACATAGTTGCCATATTAATCTCTTACTCCTAAAATTTTACGAATTTCTTTCTTTGCGTTAAACTCACCAGAGTGATAAACACACTCAAGCAATCCAACAATACCATAATATAAATGCTTATCTTTTATAGTAACATCAAGTGCACCACCTGAAGACCAACAGGAAAGATTGCAACTATCCCAGTCATCGTTCACGCCGCACGCTGTATTCTTCTTGAAGAAAGAAACCATGTATCCTGACTGGTGAAGAGTATGAGGGTTGTTTTGGTCGTCAATCATTAATCCACTCCGGAGGTTGCCTGTTGGTCCACTTGTGCATTTTAGCCTTGCCAATCTTATAATAATTCCGATAATTAGTCAAGGGGTCATTTGAAATTTTATATTCGTCAGCCATGGCCGAAGGCATTAGAGTCATATCATATTCTTTAAGATTATGTGGCGGAGACTGAAGCATATAGCTAAGATCGCCTTCTACTTTATGGTTCTTATTATAACGATGAGTGTACTCGTTTAATAACGCAAACATATGATCCGCGAGCCAGTTATAGTTTTCAACAGACTTGCGACACCAAACAGCAGAGGGATGATTGATGTGAGTTGCTGAATACAAAACTGGCTCGCGAGCATCTGCGAGAGTCCAACGCTTTACATTACGGCCAGTCGCAGATTTACCAAGATTTTCAACACCATCGAGCAAACGATGCGCAGTACAAAGAAGTTGCGCAGACTCAAGGATCATTTTGACAACATGCTTGTCAACCATCCACTGAGCAGCTTGTACTGGATCTTTATCAATGTAGAAAATGTTCATGCAGATACTTTCATTTCAAATTTATCGCCACGTTTCCATTTCTTCAATGCTTGGTCGCGGTGATAGCGGTTTGCTCTGTTGTAGAAAAGGATTCCATCCAAATGATCTAGTTCATGTTGAAATATTCTAGCAGTCATTCCCGTAAACTGTTTCGTTAACACATCGCCATTAGGCGTGCTGAATCTAACACGAATATGCTGCGGTCTAGTAATCTTAACTAATAACCCATTATAAGTCAAGCATCCTTCTTCAAGCTCTACATTAGCTTCTGATTTCCATACAATCTTTGGGTTAATACAAACGAAGTTTTCAGGAGCTCCTCTCATAGCAAAAATTCTATATGGGATACCAACTTGGTTAGCTGCAATACCGATTCCATTACTATCATGCATGAACTTGACAAGATCTTTAGCAAACTGCACAGGATCAAATGGAGCACTTAAAAAATTAAATGTTTTACAAGGAGTGGTTAATATTGGGTCATTATGATTTACTAACTGCATTACACTATCCTACTAAAATTTTTATGTTTCTCGAACTTTATGACCTTTTCAAACTTGTCGTAAAGCTGATCAGTTTTATGGCTTATTATAAACGTGTTTGTATCTGAAGTCAAGCTGTTTATTATCTTGAGGAACTCTTCTGTTCCATTAGAGTCTAAAGAACTGTCAAACACTTCGTCCATGATAAGAATGTTCGTATTGATAGAGTTTCTCAACTTAGCAATAGCTCTCCAAGTGAAAAGAATAGCAAGATTGATACGCATCTTTTCGCCTTCAGAGAAGGAAGCATAACTGAAAACGTCTCTATATCTTGATTTAATAGTCTCATTGAACTCTTCATCAAGTTCAAACTGACACATGAATTCCATTGAAGAGAGATATTTGTTGATCAGCTTATTGATTACGGGGATATACTGCTTGATAATCTTAGCTTTAATGCCGCCGTCTTTCAATAAGTTAGATGCGATCGAAAGTATGTTTCTTTCTTCCATAAGATCATAGTATTTTTCTTCTATGCCCTTTAAGCTCTTTTCTAGTTCTGGAACTTTATTGTTTTCTTCCTCAACGGTCTTTTTGTCTATGGTTTTTATTTCTTTTTCAAGAGCGTCACGATATTCAATTAGTGATGATATTTTTGTTTTAACTCTGCTGATTTCAAGTTTGTTGTGGTTGATTTCAGAGTGTATCTCGATCAGCTCATTAAGACGAGTGTTGACCTTTTCGTATTCTTTGCTGAGCATTTCAAGACCGTCTTGAATTTTTACAATCTCAGATTCTTTTGTGTTGATTGTTTCGTTCTTAAACTTCTCATCAATTTGCTGTTTGCAGGTTGGACAGTTATCATACTTGTGGAAAAACCCAACTTCTTTGTTCAAGATATTGAGATTTGCTTCAATTTGATGCCTCAATTGGCCCAGCTTATTAAGCTTCTTTGAAACTGTTTCCTCGTCAGCTAAAGAATTTTCGAGATTTTTCCGCTTGGTTTCATACTCCCAATATTCATTATTTAACTTTGTGATCTGATTATTGGTTTCTTGAATACGTGATTGTTTTTCTTCAATTAATTTTACATTATTGTTTTGTATTTCTTTTAAGTGTTCCTTAACAAGAACAATCTTTTCTTCTATCAATTTTTTATCAGAACTTGCAGATTGTATGTTTTCAGAATTGATTAGAACTTTGTCTTTCAACAGAGAGTTCATTGTAGTAAATATCTGAAGGTCTAAAAGATCTTCAATAATTTCTCTACGTTGATACGCAGTAAGCTGCATGAAGGGTTGGAATGTTGCAGAACCCAATACAACAACTTGACAAAACGATTTATGGTTTACTTTGATAATTTGCTTTTCGAGTATTTCCTGATAGTCTTTCATTTCTGCAGATTGATTCATAAGCTTACCGTTTTGGTAAACCTCGAAAAGGTTTGGCTTCATACCACGGACGATCTTATACTCGTTAGATCCAATAGAAAATTCAACCTCAACAATCAATTGTTTCTGTGTGATGGTATTAACCAATTGTGGCTTATTGATTTTTCTAAACGGCTTACTAAACAAAACGAATGACAAAGCATCCAGTAAAGTTGATTTACCAGCGCCATTTTCACCAACGACTAAAGTGGTATTACTGTTATTCAGCTGAAGTTCTGTAAAGATATTTCCAGTAGATAAAAAGTTTTTCCAACGTATCTTTTTAAATAAAATCATACTATACTAATAGCCTCATTGTATAAGTCGAATATCTTTTTAGTCAACTTATCTTTATTGATGTTTTTCATTTCATAGTTTTCGATATATTTCTTGAAAATATCAAGAGTCGATTCAGCTTCGTTAACTATGTCTTGATCATCTTCAAGATTCAAGTGTAAATTATCTTCGACTATTTGTATTTCTAGAGGATTTTCGCTTTCTAAATTTTCAATAAACTTATCGAACCAATAGTGGTTTGTTTTGTTTGTAACAATAACTTTAAGTATACAACCACGATATTGACTATAGTCTATCTTCTTTTGAAGAAAAGCATCATCAGCATCATTATACCAAACCTTTTTGAACATCTTAAAAGGATTTTCAATAAAGATTAGTTCCCTAGTTTCCGTATCGAATACATGAAAACCTCGTGGATCATCGAAGTCAGACCAAGTAAACTCGCCATGGCTACCAAGATAAACAATATGACCATCAGTGGACCTATGATGGAAATGCCCAGACATAACAATATCAAACTTATTGAAAAGGCTACGATCATCACCATGAGAGACAACAGACCCTTTAAACATTTCAAAGCCGCAGATCTCAAGGTGACCGAGGGCAATTTGGCTGGAGGTGGTTTTAATGGCATTTAGAACTTGCTCCCGATTATCATCGCAAATCCAAGGGATGAATAGAATAGGTACTCCACCAAAAGTGACAGATTCGGCATGCTTGGTGTAAGTTTTGAAAGAAGGGTATGCATTTTCAACAAGCTCCTTAATAGCGTTAACTTCATTTGTATTTTTATAATGAGTGTCGTGATTGCCAGCGATAAGATGAACTTCGAGATTGCGTTCTTTAAGTTTTTCAAGAAAGTCGACCCTCATTCTACGAGCAGTGTTTATGTTAATGTACTTACGCCTATCGACAAGATCACCAAGATGAACAACAGTGTTAATACCGTTCCTGTCAATATAGGGAAAAAAGATTTCATCAAGAAACTTTTTATTGTTGTCAAGGAATGCCACATTGTCGTTTCTTACACCCCAATGTGTATCAGTTATTAACGCTATCTTCATCATTCAACTCTTCTGAAAACACTTCAATCCCACTAAGTTTACTAGGTTTTTTAGTTTTAGTCAACTTATTTTCAAAGTTTCTAACCACTTCATCTGAGTATTCATTTGTTTTTAATTGACCTGTAGAATGCTCCCAATGTTCTTCTAACAAAACACTGTTCTCGTAATTCTTATGCTTAATATAAGTTTGCTTTTTCTCTTTGTGTATTCTTCTAATAAAAGCATTCCAAGCAATCTGTGTAAAGTAAGCGAATGGATTATTCGTTTTGTCAGGATTAAAATTATCAACTGCAGCAACACAATCAATTATACCATCCGAAATCATATCCTGTTTATATGTATATCCAGAAAAGTTTGGTTTCTTTGCCAGATTATTACAAATTAAAAGAATTGATTGACCGATGTACTCTGAAACCTTTGGTTTCTGTCTGCTTTCCTTAACTGCTTCTTCAACTGAGTTTTTATATTGAATCATTGCAGAATAAAGTGTCTTGTTATTGATATAATTTACTACTCGCTTTGCCATAAAATAGTCCTTTACTTAAATTCAAATTTGCGTATAATCACATGTGTCAATATGAATGCATTAGAACGTTAATGATACTTTGTAGATCTTGTAGTCGAACTTCTCTTCGTTGTAAACCTTAACACGCTCCATGAAGTGGAGCAGAGTATAATTTTTCTTAGTTTTCCATGTCATATCGTCAGCAATATCAAATAGAGTTGCTGACTTCTTTGTATCGCTTGTTCTAAGTCCACGTCCAATAGACTGTAGGTTCCTTACACGAGACTTAGACGGAGAAGCAAATATAACATTGTGAAGATTTTTAATATTGATGCCAGTGCTGAAAGTGCCAAAACTAGCCACAATAATCGCATTAGATTCTTTCTCGACAATTTCTCTTACCTTATCTCTTTCTTCACCATCGACGCCGCCGTGGATAAAAAATATTTTTCTATCTTTAGTTTCTTTCTCTAACTTATCGTAAAGGATTTTACCGTGTTTATCAACGAACTGAAAGAGAAGAAGAGTATTCCCATCAAGCGAGAGTACAAGATTTTTGATAAAGTTGTTACGTGCCTCGAGTCGAACGATGTAGTCGATTTCGGACTGGTAATCTCCAGCCCTCGCGATCATCTGACGAATCTCGTCTGGGTAAGAAAGCACGATAGCCTTGATCCTGAAATCGGCAAGGTGCTTCTGCTCGATGAGTTCTGCCGTTGTAGTTACTTTACGGACAGGACCAAACAAACCTTCAAGTACGAGCTTATGAGTTTGAGTGCCATCAAGTGTACCAGTAAAGCCAAATCTATATTGACAGTTTTCCAGTTTGGTCAAAATAGATGTTAGTGATTTGGCTTTGAAGTTATGAGCCTCATCGCCAATCACTACATCATATTGATCGAACCATTCTTTCGGTGCTTTGTAGATGCTTTGCCAAGTTGTTATCGTGACTTGGGCTTGCGACCTCTTTTCTTGCCCTGCGTAGATTTTGTGGATCCCGATGGTCCAGCTGGACCGTTCATTGCTGAAGGAGTTTTCGGAACCACTTCCGACCCTACGGCTCCCTGAGTCACTGCGTCTGTGATCTGATTGTTCACTGCAGTATCCGTACTCTTCGAAGTCGGATGCGAGTTGGTGAACCAAAGTCGTCGTAGGAACGATAATAAGCGTTTTAGCATTGTAATACCTCATTAATAGATAGATAATAAATGACTTGCCTGAGGCAGTCGGTGATAATAATAAAGCCCGACGTTCTCGTACTGCATGTACGAAAGCATCGAGCTGGTAATCTCTTGGTTTAAATTTGTTTGGTATACTTAAAGTTTCGATAAACTTTTTAGCTTCAATCAAAGAAAATTCATCAGAACTAAAATCTGTTTCGTATTCTATTTCATAATTTCTAGACTTGCAAAATTCTTCAACGTAACGATTTAATCCACCGTATAAAGTGCAAGTCATTAAATTGAAAAGTCTTATTTTGCCGTCCCAAACTTTGTTTCGGACAGCTGGCATAAATTTAGCTCCTGGAACTTCAAACGTAAAATACGTATTTAATTCCATAGCTATAGAAGGTTCACAATCAATCTTATTATAAACTTCGTTAAGTTTTCTTATTCTTACAGTTTCCATTATGAACCATTTGTAAATTTAACCCATTCAACATACACTTTGAGGTTGTAACCTCTATTCATTATAGTCTTGATTATTGACTCTAGAAGTTCTACTTTTTCTTGTTGCAATCCAATTCTAAGAGAAAGGTTTATTATATCTTGGTCTGCATCCATATACATTGGAATGTCAGCTTTAAGTATAAGACCTTTAGAAGGAAGCTTCCAACCCTTTTCTTGAGTTTCTTCGTTTGGACCCTGAGTGTAAAACTCGTACTTGTCTAACCTAAGCTTCTTTAAATCAGACTCGAATTTTCTAAGCGAAAGTCTTTCTGAAGAAAGAATCTGGAAGTATTTATGATGAAGCTTGGCTATTTTAAGAGCCTCTTCTCCAGGCTCGGTCTTGTCGATTTCAGCATCAACTTTCCAAAGCTCGTGTATTTCTTCAATTTTCATTTCAAGATCTCTAAATTATTAATAGAGTATATAATACTGCAATAACGAATAAAAGTAAAGTTAAATATTAGTAATTGTATAGTAGCTATACTTAAAAGTTGAAGAAGCTTCGATATAGTTTACGTTGTTATCAGTTGTATTAAAAACAACTTGAGTAAGATCTACAGGAAATGCATCAACAAAAGTGATATCATAATTTGGCATTTTTGTACTTGATAAAATCATTAATGAAATATCAGAGTAAATACCATCACCCGAAGTTATAGGTTGATCTTGAATAGTTTTATATTGTTCAAAGTTTTCTGGTTTACCAAGGGCGATCAACCAGTTATAAATTTCAAGGTAATTCTTTAGCTCTTCGTCAACTTTAAATGTAATTGTGAGATCGCCAAAATTAACGTGCTCGCCAGGAATTGGTGTTTTTACAAATGGGTTGTTTGGTTGTGGCGGAGGAATAGAAATAGAGGGGATGTTAACTTTCTGTATAAAGAAGTTAACGTGCGGAGCCTTCTTAATTTGAAACTTGAAATTAAGAGGAGAAAGAAAATTTCGATTTGATGGTGTATTATCTATTGCTGACATTTATCTGCCTATAATTGTTCTTAATCCTTTTGCAACAGCTGCTGTTTTAGCTCCTGCTTCATTAGCTTTCATTGCTTTATCAGCTAAACTTAATCTTAAATAAGGCATTCCTATCATGGTAGCATACGCAGCAATATCACCTATAGCTGATGCTTTTGGCGATTCTTTTTCTGCTTTGGCTAGCTTTTCGTATTCTTGCTTTCTTTCTTTTTCAAACGTAGTACCCTTACCATAACCAGCAAGTTTCATAGTATTTTTTGCCGCATAATCAATGCCTGGTCTTATGAAATCTTTATATGTTCCGCCTGAAATAGTATCTGCATAATTTAAACCAGTGGCGTAAACATCATTCATAGAAGGCATTGAAGGAAGATAATTTTTCCAACCTTCGTCAAGAGTAAATTGCTTAAATGTTTTCATGACGCACCTTTTTATTACTATTTATATAAAAAAGGGGAGCCGAAGCTCCCCTTAGTAGTTCGGTTAACCCGAATCTTATTACATCAAGTTATTGACGATAACGCGACGATAGTACTTGTTAGTGCTAATTACGTTAGCACGACCATTACCCTTGGTTAGACCTTCAGCGAATGGATTTGCTACCATGCCGTAACGAGTCTTAAAGCCGATCTTTGGCTGGAAGCTATTCTGATCAACTGCACGTACCATCTGCAGAGGAACGTATGGGCAGTAGAACAAGCCAGCGTCAAAGGCAGAAGAACCCTTGTAGCCAACAGTTAGATAGTTACCACCTAGAGCATATGGGTCGATGTAAACACGTAGGCGACCATTTAGAACACCAGCGAATGTCTGGCCAGTATCGTCTACCTGTAGATTGTTACCGTTAAGAGCAGGAGCGTAGTCAAGAACACCAGCCATCTGTAGAGCAGAAGCAACGTCTGAAGAACAGATAACGATGTTACCCTTACCACGACGAGTCTGCTTGGCGATCTGGTTAGCTTCACGTTCCAACTGGAACATCAAGCCCTTGAACTTTTCAACTGACCAACGACCGTTTGAGTCAGTGTCAAGATCGAACACACCAGCAGTAGTTGTATTTTCCTGAGCACCAGCTTCAGCAGTGATGTTGATAGTACGAACAACTTCACGGTTGATTTCTGCAAGGATTTCAGTAGAAAGAATGTTAGCAAGCTCAGTTTCTGCGTCTAGACCATGGATTGCCTTTAGATCCTGGGCAAGTTCCATAGTGTACTCAGCCTTTAGAGCACGAGTGTTAGCAGTTACAGTAACCTTCTCGATTGAGAAAGCCATCTGTGGGAATGAAGCGTTTGACTGATACTGGTATAGAGTTCCAGTAGAACCGCCAGTTGTATTAGCCAAACTAAAATCACCAAGAGCTTCTGACTGAGCAGTTGACATACCAGCACCAGTGTTATAAGTGTTAACAGCTGTTAGTGGTGATGTATTAGTTGCGCCAGGAATTGTACCAACAAACTTGTTACCGAAGGTGTTAGCACCAGAAGTAACAGAAGAGAATGTAGTATCAACTTCGTTGTAGAATGTTTCTGAACCAGTCTGGTTGCTATAGCGTGAACGCATAGCGAAAATTAAACCAGTTGGACCAGTCATTGGCTGAACGCCGCAGATATCATAGGCCATTAGATTTGGCATTGCACGACGAACAAGTGAAATAAGCACTGGATCGAAAGTGTCAATACCACCAGCACCTGCAGTTGAGCTTGAAGAGCCCATGAAGTTTACTGGAACTGTTTCGTTTAGTGTCTGGTACTGGCCATGTGCAGATGATTCAACGAGAGCCTTCTCGGTGTTTTCTAGCATCATAGCAGTTACAGAACGGCGGTGCTGGTCCTTAATTGGTGACAAAGCGTCGTGGTCAAGGACTGGAGCCCACTTGTTTTGAATTTCCTCAGATAGATACATTTATTTTTCCTTTCTTAGAGAAATATAATCTTGTAATTATTTATACAATCTTACTTTTTAATAGTTCTTGCGATTGCCTGAACGTAGCGATTAACCTGTGGGTCCAGATTTACTGATTCAGCAATTTGGCCTTCGAAAGTTTCTTCTTCAATATTTGAAGAATACTGTGATTCGCCGCCAAAATAGTTTTCTTTAATAATAGAAAGCTTCTTTGCGTAAATTTCTAGATCGCCGTCAAATTCGATTCCTTCAGCAAGAGCAGCAAACTTTTCCTGCTGGGAAACAACTAAGTCAGAAGCTAGTTCTGAGAAAATTTTGTTTGCGGCTTCAACTACTAACAAACCACGAAGTTCGTTGTTATTGTCAATAGATTCATCTAGTTTTGCCTGTAACTGATTTACTTTATCGGCTAAGGATTCTAGAACATTAACCTGCTCTTGCGGAACAGAAATGTAATGCTCAGCGAATAAATTTCTTAGACCTTCAATGAATTCTTCCATCAACTCGTTTCTTAGAGTTGATTCGATAGCTACTTCATTTTCCTTCATCCAGTTTTCAACTGTATAAGTTAGATATGAATCAAGCTTGTTAGTCAATTCTTCAGAAATTTCTGCAACTTGTTCTTCAAGCTTAACAGCATATTCTTCTTCTAGACGAGTTGTCTCAACGATGATTCTAGCATTAAGAGCAGCTTCAAAAAGAATAGTTGTCTTTTCAACAAACTCTTCAGATAGTTCTTCGCCATTAAAAATAGCCTGCAAATCTTCGCTCATTCCTGAAGCAGCAGATGGCTTCATAGCCACAGAAGCTCTCATTTGTTCTGAATTATCGCCAACGCCATAATCCTTGTTTGGACCAAACTGAGTCATAGTGGCCACAAACTTGTTTATGTCATCGCCTGACATCTTGCTCATTAGATCCATAACTGCGTTCATGCTAGCAGCTTTGCCCTTTGGAGCAATAGACTTAGCAGCTAATGTTTCTTCTTCTACAGTTTCAACATTATCAGCAATTTCTAGCTCTTCTTGATCTAGAATTTCTTCTCTATTTGACATAAGAAAATTCTCCTTTGTGATTTTAATTATTTATATAATTTTAATTTTTTACAGCTAGTGAAGCAATGTAGTCTTCTAGGATAGCCATTCTCTGTTCTTCTAACTTTGATTTTGTCATGTTATGGATTTTTTTCTTGGTGTCATGTAGTTTTTGTTCTAACCAAGTATCTTTAATTGGGTCATATAACCATTCAACTCCTTCCATAATACCATTAACAAAAGCGTCTGGAGCAGAAGGATCAGCAACGATATCAGCTGCTGTTGAAAGGCGAAGATCGCTTTGAACAACCATCATGCCTTTTTCTTCTTTCAAAGAACCCATGGCTCTAGAGGAAACGCCTAATTGACCGCCTGATTCCATAATACCGCGAGCAATTTCACCCATTGGAGTTTTAGAAAGTTTAGCTCTGCCAATAAAATTTGAACCATCGCGATTTAATTCTGTAATGATATGAGAAACGCGATCTAAATTAATGGAAGGTCCAGATGGATGACCTAGCTCGCCAAAAGCTCTGTTCTTATCAACTACTTCTTTAACATACCTCTTTACTTCAGTCTCTAACACTTCAACTGGATACATTCTTCCATTACGGTTTTTGATATTTGCTTGTAGAAAAATACCTTCAATATAATAGTCTTTTCCGCCGCTTTCTTTAGCTTCGGAAATTAATTGAACGTCTTCTACTAACTCAGTAAAAAGTTTCATTTTAGTACCTGTATGCTACGGGTGATGCGAAAACACCACTTCCTTGAACTCTATTAGTTGGTCCTTTTTCAATTACTATCTCCGAATTACCAAGTATACTAAAAGAATATAAGTTGGCAGTGGAATTAACTGAAATAGTAACATTAACAACCGCTGTAGTTGGATTAGTCAGTCTTATAAGCGGATTGTCATAAACTGTATTTGCTGTTGTAACAACAATTTCCGTATTTGAAAATTTGTAAATCATTATACCCTTCCTGTGTCTCCAACTTCCCCACTTGGCATTCTTATAACTGTTTCGGCAGGAGCAGATTGTTCCATTTTCATTTTAGCTAACTTTCTTTTTTCTAAAGCAGCGGTAATTTTTTCTCTTGCTTTTTCAGAAGCAGTTGCTTTTGCTGAACGCTGATCAGAAAGTGACTCTACAACTTTATCAGGAGCGCCTTTTTTAGCTTTAGTATAATCGTGTAATTGCTTTTCTGACATGTCCATCATTGAGTAAGAAGCAGTTCCCTTTGGAGGCATAGTTCCTTCGCGCTTATGCTGTAAAGCAATACGAGCAGCGATTGCCTGATTTTGTGAAGCTGCCATTTCTTGAAGCTTCTTATCAGTGATTAGCTGACGACCTTCTTTTTTCTTACCATTATAACGTGGTTCTTTATCCGAAGCTGATTCATTGTCTTCTTTTGTACAAGCCTTCATACCATGAACTTCACACATCTTACCTGCTTCAGTCATGTTGCACTTTGCTTCATCAAGGGCTTCTTCATTCATTTCTGACATTAGATAATCGTGAGCAGTCGAGATATAATCTTCAGCCTTAGTAATCTTTGACTGCACCCACTCTGGCAAATCAGTGTCAGGCTTCATCATCTTCATTAAATGTTCGGCATTACGGCAAATAGTTTTTAACTGAGTGATAGCCATATCGCCTTCGTAGCCATATTCTCTTTCGTCCTTGGCTTCTTTAAGCGCCCAACGCTTAGTACCCGATCCACACTTTGAACAATGTAAAACACCTTTCATGTCGTCGTGCTGAGATGTTTCTACATATTTGCCTTTTTTGCATTTCTTACAAGTTTTGCCAGACATATCTTCTTTTTCTTCAGAAACCTGCTGGGTCTTGTTATAAACCTGAATGTCCTTTGGCTTTGGTTCATGGCCATGACGTTCCATCTCGGCTTTCTTAGTTGAACCTTTAAATACATCATCGCCGTTTCCGTTACGATCAGGATGTTTTTCAACTGAATGTTGAGCAATGAAATCGCGACCATCCTTCATTTTATCTGCATAATCAACTCCTGGATTTTCGCCAGTAGTTAATGATTCGATTTTCGAAGGCGGTAGTTTGCCTAAAATAACGTCGCTATAACGTTGTAAAATATCGTTAAGACTCTTCGCCATTAAATTCTTCCTCTGAATTATCTTCTATATCTTCTTCTGTTTCGGCGTCATCATACTGTTCTTCAGGCTCATATCCATACATCTGTTGAGCTATATCAATTTTCTTTTGTTCAACAGCGCCACGAATTCTATCAACAATAAGATCGTTGAATGCTGATTCAAAATCTAATGGCTTCTGTTCAATTGCAGAAACAACTAAATCGGTCAAATCATATTTATTATCTTCTACCATTTATATCATCCTTTACTTAACTGCGCCTATACGTTGAGCGATTTCAGGGTTCTTAGCAACCAACTGTACTGCAGCCTTATATGCTGACTGTTCTTGAGTTGATCTGTTTTGTACACCCTTTTCTTTCATTTGTTCAACAGTAATCATAGCCTGTCTAACTTGTTCCATTTTTTGTCTTGTTTCATCATCTTCAGGCTGTTGTTCGCCTTGTTGGTCTTGCGCACCAGCTTGATCTTGCTGCAACATTTGTTCGTTTTGCATAACTAACGGATTAATCCAACGTGGATCGCCAGATTGCATTTCGTCGTTAATATATGCATCTTGCATTTCTATTTCTTCTTCAGACTGCTGCATAACGTTCTTACGAATCCAGTTATGAGAAACGTATTTACCAGCCATATCTTGCAAATCACGAGTTTGAGAAATGCGGTTTTGAAGAATCTCAGCTTTCTTAAGCTCGGCAAAGTAATTGTCCTTAGCGAAATCAAAACGAATTTGATTTTGTATTACTTGCCATTCCTCAACAGTTAAGATGCCTTTTAAAATCAATTGCTTTTCTAACATCTTTACAAACAGATGCGAGAAACGAGATCTTAAACGAGTGATGAAACGTTCAAACTTCAATTCGTCACGAGTAATTTCTGTAGCACGACCAATAGAAAATAGTGCGTCAGAATTTAATCTGCTTACTGGAACGTTTAGTGTTTGTAAAAATTTCTTTTGGAAATATAGTACGTCGTCCATCTGGCCAAGGTTCTGGCCACCCGGAAGGGTAGTAACTTCTGTGCCACGACCACCTTCGCGGCGAGGAAGCCAATAATCTTCCAACATAGTCATGAACTTACGATCGTCTCTAACTTGACCAGTAGCAGCATCATAGATCAAACGGTTTTTATGCTTAACCATAATTTCGCGAACGTACTGCTCAGCCTTCATTTTTGGTAAGTTACCAACATCGATGTACCAAATTCTGCGCTCGGGCGCACGTGCGAGGCGGTAAATAACCAAAGCGTCTTCAAGAGTGCTCAGCTGATTTAAAGCTTTAATTGCTTTATGTAAATAAGAAAGAACCATTGTGCCTTGGTTATCAGTTAAACCAGATACAACGTGCACAATAGAGTCTCTAGAAATTTTTAAACCAGTGGTATTAGGACCAACTGTTTTGTTTCCGTAATTGAAACCTTTATCATTGAAAATGTAGTATTCGTTAACTACTTTAGTGACAGCAATTTCAGTAGTATTTTGCGCTGATCTTTTCTTCTGTACTTCTCGCACTTTACGGATTTTACGAGGGTCAATATATCTTAATTCTTTAATGCCGTCTTTTGGATTTTTGTCGTCAATCAACACATGATAATATAAACGACCATCGATGTACCAACGACGATAAATTTCGTATGCATACTTGTTAAATTCAATGATCTTTAAACAGTTATCAAATTCTTCTCTAATAATTTTCTTTAACTGATCTGAAACTTTTAAATCATCAACAATAATTTTTACTAAGTTTTTATCATCAATAGCTATTGATTCGTTGACAATTTCATCAATTGCTGAATCGCATTCTGGATTTAAAGCCATTTCACGATATTTGGTAACTAAATCTGCTTCTGATCTTACTGTACCATCAAGGTCGACATAAGTGCCATAAGCACCACCAGCCGAAATTACTAATGCGCCATCATCAGTATCTTTCGTTGCCGAAAAAGAAACTAACGGTTTTTCTTCTTTTCTTTTAAACTCGAATCCAAATAATTCCATTTATTTCTCCAAATTGGGGGGAAATTGAGTTCCCCCCTTATCATTATTCAATTGAATAGATTACGTTGGACCGTTAGGACCATCTTGCTGGGCAGCATCACCATAAGTGTTAACGCCACCAGCTTTCTTATCAGAAGTTTCTACGAGCGGAATCCAATAATCGTAAGCAAAGTTTACGCTGAACTCTTCGATAGCATTAGCAGAGTCCCAGTTGAGACCAATAGCACCAATTCCTGTTGGGAAAGCACCGATAAGCTGATAAGATCTGATTGTT